CCAGTTGTTTGCACGCCTTACTATAATCTGGCCTAAAGCCAGGATTAAGGAATAAATCGGCATAACTTATGAATTTCTGTTGCAAAGGGATTATATTATCGTGGATAATATTATCTATTTCTTTATTTTTCATCAAATCAAGCTCCGATAACCGCCATTTATTTTTTCTAATACTTCTCTCTCTGCATCAAGCCAATCTCCTAATTCAAAACCCGCAACATTATATTCCTGCCGATATTCATAAATCTCAAATGCTCTGCTCTTAATCATCTGTTGAACAAGGCAATTTTGGCATTTTATATATATCGGAATATTATTTTCCATCATTTCCTCGGATGCAATTCCTTTAATTCCTCAATTGCATAAACAACAGTATCCGTCTTCTGGCAAAGTTTCCCATACATATAAGAAAATGCTACTACATTGAGGATTATTGCCAATGCCGTGCTTGCGATTATTGCCCGCCAAGTCTTGCCATCCTTGATATGTTTCTCTATGGCGTCAATAGACCCATTTACCCTTCTGTCCACATTCGTAACCTTTTCCTTGATTACCTGAATATCGCTGAATAACTGCTGATGTTGCTCGCAGATGTCCATAATAACTCCTTTATTTAACTGGTTCTGGTCTTATCTGTTGTTGCCTTGAATTTATGATTATCTGATTGACAAAATTTTCCAGTCCTCTTACCCTTTGTCCTAAGTTGTAAAGATAAATCCCCCCACCTATAAGTATACCAGTAATCAATATGCCGATTATTAAACCACGAAACATATCCTTATTCATCTTTTTCCTCTTTAGCAATGTTGTTTGATTAAACTTATTATCAAGGGCAAGTTTCTTTCAATTAGTGAGCACAATCTTGATAATACTATTGCCATAAAACAAAGCGCCAAGAATATACTGAATTTCAAAATCTTATCTATCGTAACGGTTTCTCCTCTGCCATTAGCAAAGCATCCGCATCCACCTTTAACTCCTCAAGCGTCTTTGCTGGTTCATTTAGTAAAGCCAATTCTTTCTGTAAGGCATTAAGATAATTGTTATACTTCTCACAAATAGGCAATACTCTTTCAATTTCTTTCTGGATTTCTTCTATCGTCATAATTCCTCCTTATTGAAGTCCATTGATTGTCTTAACTGAAGCTATAGCAAGCCCATTCCAAGTTTTAACAGATGCCTTCGCTAATCCATCAATAGTTTTGATACCCGATACTGTATAAGTCGCTATCACGTAAATCTGTGAAAATCTTAATACTCCGCCACCATTAGGAGCATTACCAGAAGTTCGTCTACATCTTGTCTGGATAGCATCTAAATCCGCCTGTGTCCAGGTTCCATCAAAAGTAAAAGTTTCATCTATCCAAATACTACCTGTAACAGTGCGTGTTTGTTGAGTCTGCCAAGCACTCCCCATATAGATGTTGATACCTATCTCTGGGTCTGCTGGACTACCACCAGGTGCAGTATGTACCCCATATACTCTGACATACACAGTAACAGAAGTTATCGCAATAAGTCCTGTAAGCGTTTCTGTCGGGTAGTCAAATTCTTCGTCATAAAGCGTAGTGGTTGTCGCTAAATAATCCGCATCGCTCGCAGGTGTCTCATCTACAGGCGTGTAATGATTTGTTCCGTCTCCTCCAGTCAAATCCCATTCATTAGGTGCAGCATCGGCGTTCGGAAATAAAGACGAGGTAACTGCCGCAAAGCAATTTGTTGATGTAATAAAAAGAATTAAAAGTAAAATAAATGGTCTTCTCATTTTAAGTGTGAGTTATGTAATCTGGACTTGGACAGAAAAATAATTCATCCCCAGAATTGCCAAAACCCACAATTCTTATATAAGCATCTGTGGTGGTAGGTTGAGTTCCAGTAATATCGCCAGCCGTTTCACTAATATAATATGGTGTCCCTGCTGTCAAAGTAGGGAAGGCAGTAGTTGCATTAACTTTACCCCACAAAAGAATAGTTGTAGCGCTACCGTCTGCCGCAGCCGCCAGAATGCAGATGCCCAATTTTCTGGCAGAACCCGCCGCATTAGCGTCGGCTAATTCCCACCGGCTATCTATTTGAGCAAGAAAAACCAAATCCCCAAAGGCTAAAGTCGTCCCAGCTGTCCCTGCTTCAGTAATACCTGAATATTTTCCATCAGCAGAAATAGCAGCGTCTAATAAAATTCCACCTTCCCCCAAAGTAATTGAGGTAGCGGCGATATCCCCTGCTGCAGAATAAATAACTGCTTTACTATTTACTATAGTTCCCGCCACCGAGCCGTCAACGAGGTTTAATTCTGCTGCCGTAGATGTAACCCCGTCTAAAATATTTAACTCTGCGGCAGTGGAAGTTATAGCCGTCGCTCCGATTGTTATGGCGGTTGAGACTGTTATGTTCGGGACAGTTAAATCTGCACCTGCTAAAGTCACCATATTTGCTACTTGGGTCAATGTGGCATCACTGCTATCCCAATTTATCACTCCGCCTTCCGCCAAGAATAAATCAGACCAAGCCGTTCCTGCCGCACCAAGAACCGCTCCGTCATTGGCATCAGGGTTAAGTGCTGTATTGGCTACAAGCGTGCCTCGTATAGTAACTGTATTCGCCGCAAGTCCTATAAGGTCTGTGTCTGCGGCTAACCCTATATCCGCACCGTCAACGGATAAGTCGCCGTCCATTTGCACATTGCCACTTTCAGCAATGCTGAATACTTCCGTAGAAGCTCCGTCTAATACTTGAAATGTTTCTGTTCCGTCGCTATCGTCGTCCAATTCAAATATAATATCTGTATCTGCGTGCAATTTCAAACTACCATCTGTAGTTCCTATTAAATCCCCACCAGATAATTGCATATCGCCGCTATATACAAGCACTTCTGTTGCATCTACACCCAAAGTCATATCTGTCCCAGTTGGACTTGCTTCCCAAGCTATATTCTCTGCGTTGCCTAATCTTACTATTCCTGCATCAGCAGGGTCGGCATTATTAGAAGCAAAAATAGGAGATGTAAGCGATGTCCCTGCCGAAGATGCGCCTAAACTCCAACCTGTAACAGTAACACTATCGTCTATTGTAGGTGAAGCCCAAGTTCCACCAAGTTCCCCACCAGGGACTTCAATAGAGCTATATACCGCATTACCACCTTCTGTGAGGGTAGTAGCGGCAACCGTTCCTGCCACTGTAACAGTATCAGCGGTCAATGTTATTAAATCCGTGTCATCATCAGTTCCTATAGCTTTGCCGGAGTCCATACAAATATTTCCTATGGGTTGAGTAGAGTCCCCTATAGCAAGTTCTCCGTCCACGGCTGGCCTAATCGTCATACTGTCTGCTCCTCCTACAATCTGCATCCTTGTATATGGCGAGAAATCTCCTCCCCCGTCTGCTCCCTCATCATAGTCAATTAAAAAGATATTTGCATCAACACCTGTTCTATAATCACCAGTGGAAGTTTCGTGGTAATTAACTAATGGAGATACATCAGTTAGAGTCAAATCTGTAAAAGTCGGACTATCTCCTGTTCCCACGCCTAAAGTAGTTCTGATTGCTCCGACTGTGGCATCGTCAAGAATTGTGGCGGCGGCGGCGGTAATGGTGGTTGAGGCGGGTAAACTAAAGGTAGCCAAGTCGGCGTCTAAACCTAAAGTAGCTATTTGAGCGGCAGCGTTGGCATCATCTATTAAAGCCCTACCTGCGGCAGTTATACTTGCTTCTGCCCAAGTATCTATTCCTGTGGTATAAAGCATCTTATCAGCAGCAGTGCCGAGTAGAGCGATAGAAGTAAGGGTGGCGTCTAATGGTTGATAGTTCCCCGCTGGTTGAAAGCCAGTATGTCCTGCTGAAGCATAATCTAACTGGGTTAATTGCGAGTGAGCAGAAACGCCTCCGCCAGCATCTCCCCATTCCAAACCATCTACAGTGGCATTGGTTTTGATAACTTGTCCTGCCGTGCCGAAACCTGTTAATCCTTTTAGGGAAACTATTGTGCTGGTTAAATCTAAGGGTAAAGTAAAAGTCAAAGCGTCTCCGCCTGGGACTTTGAACTCAACCTTGACCTCCGACCAAGCAGGGTCGATTGTTCCGTTGCCCTGTTTTCCGAGTAATCTGAACCAATAATATCCTTTTGCTCCTGCCACTAAATCTAATAAGGCAGTTGCTTTCAGTCCTGTCCCTGTGCCAACATCAAGTTCTGTTCCTGCGGCATCGGCATTAGTCCAATTAGTTGAACCATCAAGAGAGTATTGTAATCTTATGTCTGAACCAGCATATCCTGCCACAGTTTGCCAAACGACGATTCTATATTGAGTAGCTAAAGTAGCGTCAAACTTTCTAATGCCTTTAGTGGTGCTTCCCATAAAGACGGTTTCCGCCGCTGGTAGATTTGTCCAGATACCTCCATTTATGGCTACTGAAGACATCTCAATCCAGTGTAAAGGCATATAGATGGTAGAAGAAGATGAACCACCGCCACTTGGAGTAACTAAAGTGCCGTCGTCTCGGATATATTTAGTCCCATCAGGAGTTCCTGAAGCCAAATTAGCGATAGGAATAATACCAGCCCCAACAGGGATGCTTGCTAATCCAGTAAAAGCTGTCCCAGAAACCTTACTTGCGGTAGTTATCTGACTTAACTTGGCGTCAGTAATAGACCCAGCCAGCATTGCGTTGGTAATTCCGAGTGCCTTAACTTGTAGAGCATTGGTGGATATTTCGATTGAAGAAGCATCAACATTAACTTTTAATTCATTGCCTGTAAGACCTAAAGCCCCAGTTGCCAATAAATCAGCCCTGAAATCAGCCCCGACCAATTCTACTCCCAAAGAAGCAGTATAAGTAGTTGTTTTATTCAAATAAGTAAAAACCAAATCATTAGTATTGAGGACTGGGTCTTTGGTTATTTGAACAAACTGATAACCGCCATTAGCCGTTCCTTCGGTGATAAAGGTATAAGTGCCTTCCTGAACTTTTGATGAGACGTTATAATCAGTCGCCCTTGTCGGTGCCCCTGAAGCGTTGACAGTATAAATTCCGTTGGTGGTAGCATCGGCTTGGTCTTTGATTAAAATTCTGTCTCCAGTCGCTAAAACTATCCCGTCAATCGTATCCCCATTTTCAAAATCAGTCGCCAAAGTTCCTGCTGTTGTCGTTGCCACCCTGCAAGCTAATTTAACCTCTAATCCTTGAGAAAAAGCATCAACATAAGTCTTGTGGACAGCTTGATAGTCTGCGGTAGGTGCTGAACTCGGCAGTATCGGAAAAGAAGAAAAAGTCTTTATTCCTGCGATTGTCTCATCACCTATTAAGGCAACTGCCGAAACTTGTGCTGCGGTTACAGAGTGGGGATTAGAGGTTGATGCAAGATGGGTGTCTATTACCGAGTGGGTGTTAGTGCCAATCCCTGATAAGTCCGAGTGGGCAAGTTGGGCATTGGTAAATTGAGAACCGTCTGCTCTTAAGACGTGTCCAGAGGTATAAGCCAAAGCATCATCAACATCATTTAAAGCAGACAAGGTCGTCGCTCCCCCGCCACCTCCCGTAAGGTCGGTTTCAATTCCAGCATCATCTAAGATATAAATCCTTGAAGTTCCTGCACCATCATCTTTGGTATAGAGTCGGATATTGTTAGCGGCGGGTGTAGAAGGAGTGGAAATTTCGGAGAATTGTGCATAATAAGCGCCAAAATTAAGATTACCACCCCAAGACCATACGCCAGCGGTAGTGGAAAGTAAGGGCATATAATCTTCGGCAGGATAAGCAGTAGGCAAAGTATAAGTCAAATCTATTGTTTGGTCTCCACCCTGAAAGTAGGTATATTTGGTAGGAGTTAAACCAGTTTCAAGGATGCCGAGTTTAGCATTTATTGTAAGGTCGCCTGTTAATGGGTCATTGGAGGTATCGAGTTTGAGGTAACGGAGGTCAGTTACAGACATATTATCTAAAGTGTCTAATGCTTTTTGTACATCAGTATCAGCAGAAGATAAAGAACCATTAAAGTTGGAAGTATCAGTATTGACGTCTTTCGCCAAGATAGGAATATTTGGAATAGTTATGGTCGCTACTGTTCCTAAACGAGAAAGAGTAGAATTACTAACTTTTATTTTAGTAGTAACTCCAGTTGGGGAGCCATCTTCTTCCTCTACTATTAAAGGAGGAAAATTTTGAGCAAAAGTCATATTACAAATAAATAATAAAATCAATACTACAAAAAATTTCTTACGCAAATACCGCATAGGTAATCCCTTCTCCATCTGTAATACAATCCAAATATAATTTGCTTGGGTCATTTATTTCTATTTTGACTTGTTGTGCCGCATATATGGGAATACCGCGCCTAGTTGCTTCCGCGCCGACTACTGTGCTATTGCCAACAGTAACAGGATTAAAATTGTCAGTTTCGCCCACCAGAATAACAAATTTACATTTTGAACTCGTTTCTGTTAATTGTTCTGCTATTCCCGCAGTTGTTACTGTTTTCCTGCCATCAATTATTTTATTAGGGATAAAAACTTTTTCTGCCTTATTTTCGTATTCTCCTTCATCCATTCCTTTACTTGCCGAGAAAGCCGTAACCCACTTTTCCTGTTTGCCGACTATATCGGTTAATGCTTTGATAAATCTTTCGCCATCAGATAATCTTACAGAAAGAGGTTTACCGGCCTTATCAGAAAGCAATCTCAAAGGTTTCAAGGCATCCAATAAATCATCCAAGTCCATATCATTGTTGATCGTTACTTCTGCCTTTGGAACTTCTATCTTGGGAATTTTTATTTCAGGTATTTTTATGGGTGGTATATTTATATCGGGATGCTCGTGGATTACCTCGTGAGAAACTTTAATCTCAGGCTTAAAGTCAATCTGCGCCAAAGCAATCCGCAAGTCATTGATTGATTCCAAAAGATTTTGAAGTTGCACTACCTGAATTTTGGGAATCCCTTCTATCTTAAAGGAATCGGGTATCTTCAGGTCACTGAACATATTCTTGAGGTTATCGTAAAGAATCTTGAGTTCGGTGCGTAAATGCAATTTTATTTCATCAAAATTGCTTACTTCTTTCGGGCTTTCGGCAATCTTTTGGAGTTTCTCAAGAGAATCCAGAATAGGAGTGAATTTGATGACGGTTTGGTTATTTGCTGGTTGCTCGGTTTCTTCTTCCTTGAATATGTTTTTCATTGATTTTCTTCTGGTTATGTATTAAGATGAGCCATATTGACCTCCATAGTAAAAAGGAGTTAAGATGGTTTGGATAATTTTAGGTTTTATATGTCTTGGTTTTACCATTACTCAATTTATCGAATATTATGAAACTTATATTAAAAAACATTCTACCGACCCGCAGAACGAATCCCACGCCTAATTAGTTCTTCTGCTGTTAATAATCCTGTTATACCTGCCCCAATTTTTAATGCTTTACCAGTTCTCCTAAATCCTCTTATCGCTTTTAAAGTATCCTGTGGCAATATCGCCTTTACCATTGATTGTATTTCCTCATCACCAAAACCCGAACGCATTTTATTTAATAAAGCACCTGGTTTAAACATATTCTTAACATTCTTATAATTATTCATAAACTCCGCATAAGGTTTCCTTACTTGTGCCATTTCAGGGAATACCTCAGATTGTGCTAATTTAATATCATCTATTAAATCAAGCAATTCTAAATCTCCTGGCTTCCAATCGGCAAACTTACCCTGTTTTAATTTAGTAGCTATGGCAGGAGCTTGTTGTATCATATTCTTTATTTCCTGCGCTTGTGCTAAAGTCAAATCTTTAGCGTTCATAGGATTTTCAATCATACCCTGAATTACCTTCGCTTTTTCGGGATTACGGATTGAACGAATAGTAGACTTTACCTGTGAACCAAGACCAGGATTATTTACAGTATCGTCTATTGCATCCTTAAGATATTGAACCTCTGCGCTTAAATCTATCCTTTTTTCAGGGTTTGCCTTAGAAAGCGTTGTTATTCCTTTTTCAAATTCATCACCAACTTTCCTTTTTACATCAAAAAATGTCTTTCTTACTGTCTTAGAAAATTGAACAGGGTCTTTAACATTCTTGATATTCCTTGTTATATTCTGGACAAACCTAATGGGAGCAGTAATGCCAGATTCTATATTCGTTAATCCTTGCCGAGTCATTTTCCCCACAGGAGAACTAATTATTTTTCCTGTTGTTTCATTCACAAGATTTTTCATAAGTCCGGCACTTCTACCTATTTCTTGCCCTGCCTGTTTTGCACCAGGTGCTTTAGGGAGAAATAATGCTAAAAGATTCGCGGGTTCAGTAATTTGATTTAATACCTCTCCGCCCATACCCACCAATGTTCCCATAACGGGATTTTTTCCACCCCTATCTATATATTCCTTAATTGCTTCTTCTGATAGATTAGGCGCTTCTTCTGGGTTTAAAGCACCTTTTTTATAACCTTTCCCCATTAACCAAGAACGGATTGCCGCGCCAGGTCTTTCTCCGAGATCTCCCAATAAATTTCTTTGTCCAGGTTTAAATTTAGCATCTGTCAAAAATTGAGGAAAAACATAATTGGTAACATCTTCGGCTACTTTTGAGATACCTGTTTTAGGTTTTTCTTCATCTAAATAAGTAATTCTTCTTTCGACTTGTGGTTCTTCGTCTAAATATGTAATTGGCATATTTTACCCCTTTTCAAGCCCTACAACGCACAAACTAAAAAAGGCATACTTGGCTACCTTTTACCGAAAATACCCCCTGTTTTGGGGCGATTTTCAGTAATTTTGTGCTTAGTCTAAATGCAATTTTTCAGGTTTGACAGATTTTTCTTGATAATTAGGGCAGATTATCAATAAAACCTGTTTCCATTGTTTATATTTTTTGGTGCATTTAGAACATCTTTTATTCACGCCATTTAAAGGCATTTAGTCTATCCTCGCCTTTCTACCATTTATAATTACAATAGTACCTTTAGGTAAATTGGCAGATAAAGCTTCTGCTTCTGATTTGAAATTCTGTGAACTCTTTTCTTTGCCAACGCCGAATTTATATTCTTGATGTGGTTGTTTTCCTCGCGTAATTAAAGATTCATCAATCTTATATTTACCTGCTAAATCACTATATTCTTTTAAAGTCTGATTGTAGGTATTGCCTCTTTCGTTTGCAATAACTTTAGCCCCCCAAACAAGAGCATCTCTATCCGAATCAGTAAGACCAGCGCCGCCTTTCTCTAATTTTTGAAAAGCACCACTAAACCTATTGGCAAGAGGTAAATTCTGCGGAGTTCTTGCATATTCGGATTCCCTAACCACTGAATTAGGATCGGTAAGTTTATTGAACATAGTAATTAATGCCTGATCTAATGCTACTTTATTATCTATATCTCCTTCTTTAGCTTTCCCTAATAAAGCATCCATAGATTTAACTTGGGTATTGATTAGCGTGTATTCTTTAACTTCTGGCCTGTTCAAAAATTCTTCTCGTATTTTAGTAGAATCAAGTAAGTCTTGTCTTTCTTGTTTATTTATTTCTTGAGGACTTCCAGCTTTTATCCCCACCTTTTCTCTTTCAAACTCAAACGCTTCCTCTTTTGTCCTCGGTTTCCATTCCTTTGTTGTCCCCAAACTACCTATCAAATCTGTGGCGGGGACGATTTGTCCGTTATCGCCAAACTTTAATCCTCGTGAAGCCAAGCTCACGTCTAACCTCTTTTTTTCCATCTCAAGCAGCAAAGAATTTTGCTTTGATTGCTGAAAATTTTGGAAAGCGTTACTAATCATCCCAATATCGGCTCGGGTCTTTGCGGATTCCAATTCTTTAAAACGCAAAATCGCATCTAATACTGACATATTGCCTCCTTAATTATAATTTAATCCACCAAACAAATATGGATATTTAGTCGCTAAATCAGTTGTGTTTAATGAACCAAACGAATTATTACTTGCGGTTGAACCTGGCTGATATGGAAGTTTTTGATTTCCCATATAATTTCCATATAAACCTGCCCCTGAACTTAATAATTGCCCACCTGTGCCTGAAGGACTTAAAGCTCCTATAGTGCCACCAACAAGACCACCGATTGCCATACCCCAGGGCCCAAATGGTGCACCTGCCATTGCCCCCCCTGCTGCACCCGTCAATCCACCCATTAACCCACCGCTTGAATCTCGTCCTGCCAAAGCAGCAGCAACCTCATTTTCATAATTACTTAAATTAAACTGATTTCTTTGTGATTGATTTTGCCCCGCATATCCAGTTGCCCCGCTTATGGTATTTAATCCTGTCCCAAAAAGACTAATCCTGTTTTGTAATGCCTGCTGAATCATTTGAGAAGTATAACCTTGCAAAGTATTAGCTATATCTGTATCAATCTGCCCCAATCTATTGGCAGTAACCGAACTCTCCAGTTGATTAGTAGCCGCTAATTCATTCATTGTGCCTCTTCGCATTTGGTTATAATAAGGCTGCAATGAAGAAAAGAAGCCCTTGAGCATATCAGGATTGATGTTAATTACATCCTGTAAGGGCGATAAACTGCCGCTGAAATCAAAATTAGTCAATCTCCCGCCTAGACCGAATAACTGGTCAATCCCTTCCGTAAACTTTGGATCTTCAAAATACTTAGGCGTTGCCGGTAACGATACGCTTCCTTTTCCCATTTTTTCTCTCCTTCAATCGGTTAAAAGTCCTTTCTTTTTCATCAGCATAAAAGGTTATTTTTTTAATATTCTTGTGTTTCGATAAATACCTTTGCAATAATTTTCTTGGCAATAGTTTATCCTCCGCGCTTGAGGCGAAGAATGGAATATAAAGAACATTACCCTCTTCTTTTTTGGGCAGGTCTTTTATGGTATCCTTGTTAAATTTCTTTATTCTGTACATTCCTGCGACCATAGCCATTTTCTCTTTTTCAAATCCGATATAAAGCCAGCCTTTTGTGTGCATATATAAAAGGACTTTAACCCAATCGGCTGGCTTGGCATTGGGATAGATATTTGATTGTTTGAGTATTAAAAATGCCTGTGCTAACATTTGTCCTTGAGTTATCCGGTTATTCATTTTTCTCCACCAGCAAATCGATTTCTTCTTTTATTAATCCTAAAACTATAAGCTTATCCATAAGCGATATACGATCCTGCTCTCTTTTCAAATTTTCCAATCCGGCTTCTAATTTCAATCGCTCCCTTATCCTATCCCTTTCTTCCAGTTCTTCCGGTGTAAATTTTATAAGTTTCCTGACTTTGATATAATCGGGGATAACTTCTATTAATTCCGGAGACTGTCCTAAAAACTTGCCGCTATGTAAAGGCTCATAAATCTCTTCTTTGGCCATATTGGGTCTGTACAAATTATTTATTAATGTCAAAAGTGTACTTTCTTCCGTAACTTGCGCTTTTAATTCCGCAATAGTTTCCTGATCAACCAAGACTATTTCCTGCTTGCTTTCGTCATAATCCGGAAAAGGATGCGGTATCTTATTAAAATCTCCACCCCTGCCGTAAGCTGGATGATCGGGTGCGGAATAGGCGGCGATGATTCCTACTGTTATTTTATCTATAAGCAAAAATAACCAATGATTTTTACCTGAAGATGTAACATAGCGGTGCTGGGCATAAAAGGTGTCGCCAGCTCCTACAAAAGATACAAATACATGGGGCCCGTCATAAGTAATCGTTTCTGTCCAGTAATTGTTAGAATTATAATAACCGCTTCCTACTACATAATTATATATATTATCTGTTACATCGGCGCATTTGACCTGAATGCCAAATCCATATGAACCCCCTGGCAGGGTTAAAAGCCCGGTAGTTCCCCTGCTAACTTCTCCGAGCGTAGTTTTCAATGCTCCGATATCAACGGTATTATCGGGCAGATAACCGCTAGCATCCGAAACGGGGATTTTGTTTGCACCTGCGCTGGTAGAAGCATGATAAGTATCAAGTGTGTCTGCGTCGCTTGATCTACCGGCCACCCAGCCCGTTGCTCCCGTTCCACTCTCCTTGATATACATAGAGGTAGCCGTTCCGCCGTCCTTCCTCATATAGATAGAGCCGACATTGGCAACCACAACGCCCTCGGGTGAACCATAACCATAATATATCTTGGTAGTCTTGCTATCCCCAGAAATCAATTCATACAACTGCCGGAGCATACGGTTGAGTTCGTTTATGCCCGCAGGGGTCTCTAATTTTTCTTTTGAAAGTTCAATGTAACCGTCTGCCATTTTATAATTTACCTTCTGTTTTTAATATATCTATGGCCATCTCTCTCATCTTATCCTGAATAAGCAATTCATCTTCTGCCTTTTTTTTGTTATCCATTTCTTTTTGCAATCGAATTACATTCTTTTGATGGTCAAGCGTTATTTTTCCATCTATGAACTGACAATAACAAGGATGTGCGGGAAATTTTTGGCTCTCTATATCATTAATTAGTTCCACTTTTGTATGATCAGATGGAACAATCGTGTCATCTTTATTACTTACTGTATAAATATCTTGCGTAGTATTATTGTATATCAAAAACATTTTATCCTCCTTATGCTAAGGCTATTGCAACCACTCGATAGAATCCGGTAGCAGGTTCAGTTCTATCACCATCCGCATCTAAATAATACGCAACCGCCGAACCTCCCGAATGGACTTCCAATGTCGTAGTAGTTATAGCCGCGACACATCCTCCAGCATTAGAATGAACATTCCCACCACCTATATCTATATCAGTCAATCCTGCTTCTACCATAGCAGTTCCAATATCATCTGTGGCGAAATATAGTTTATAAATTACTTTTGTAGTTCCCAAATTATGAGTTTTTGAATAATTGCTTTGAACAGCACACGCAAACCATCCACTATCATAAGTTTTTGGAACAACAACATTTGTAAAAACTTGGGCAATAGTTTTCCAAGAAGGATTGGCCGCAATTCCACCGCTTCCTAATAAATCTGTGGCATTGCCAGCTTCTAATCTTGCCCTGTTCGTTCCATCGTGGTATTCAACATCCCCTTGCGTAGTCATTCCTTCAAATGTAGGATTAGCTCCTACTCCACCCGTAGTAAGACATTTTCCTTTAGTCCCTGCACCTAATCTTGCAAAAGCAGAAGCGGAAGAGGCATAAAGAACGTCTCCCTGCGCTTGATTCGTGACGGCAAGACCAGTTCCTACGTTTATCTTAGGCCCTTTATTCGAAGTGCCTTCGTGTCCGTGTCCGGTAGAGCTATTTAGTGCGGCCATTATCCAGTCGATAATCAAGTCTAATTGCCCCTCTAAATCGGTATCGATTAAAATTTCCGTTCCCCAGTTTTTTGTCCTTACAAGATCACTCGAAAAAGCCATTTCTTATTCCTCCTTAAAGTTCTTCTAATGCGATTGCATGAATTTTCAGACTTTTAATTTTGGGTCTTTCGCCTATCGCATTGTTCAGTATCTGCAAATTGAAAAATCTTCCTACTGCTGAATTTTTGAAAGACCTCATTTCCGTCCTATCAGGCAATTCGCCCGGAGAGACAATATATGAAGTATTAACGGTAAAGTCACTGTTGATCTTGGCTCCCGTATAGGATTTTGTTATGGTTATAGTCTGTTCGCCTGCCCTTATTCCCCTATCTGCCGACCAACGTATTGTGATGTTACCGGTATTTCCATAATACGTCAAAATCATCTTCGTCAGTTTCAACCTTACATTGCTTATCGGAAACTGTCCACCGCTGGCCACAGAAAAATCGGAAGAGTTAAAATCTTTAGTGAGGTAATTAGCGACAGTATCTTCTCCTTCATCCGAGTTATCCTCGGTTTCAAGTTCGTATATCCTGCCGTTCAGGGAAGAAGCATTGTAAAGTTCATTATTATCATATTTGAGTAATGCCGGATAACCCCAATTTTCGGAAAGCACTGTATTGATAGGCCGAGTCATCCAGCGCCCCAGAGAAGCGTCATATATCTTCTGTCGGTTAGGATAACTCGCGTTAGATCCGGATTCGCAGTAATTTATAAAGTACTTTCCGTTCCGATAGAATCCGAAAATCCTTTTTGATAGATCTATATCCTCGACGAAATCGTGATTTTCTGTCAGATTTATCCAGTTAGCACCATCCCAAAGGAATATCCCTAAAGTCGGGTAATTGGAGAGGAAATATATTCCTTCATCTCCCTTAACAATAGAGAACGGCGCGCAACAACCATGAGAACCCGAAATCGGTTCATAAGCTATATCGGGAAAATTATAAAGCAAATAGGCCCTGAAATAAGTAAAGATAGTAAAATATGCCCCCGAAGGAAATCCGGAGATTCCTCCATAAGTATAATCGGGCATATCAATATTCCAAGCATCATTAGCCAAAGACCAAGCATCTGCGGCCGTCCAATTACCCGAAGCCGCTCTTGAGCCATAAACAGTCTTACCCCCACCTTCGGCTATGAATCTGAATTGATGATAATGTATGCGTTCCCTTGCCGCTCCTGGTTGGCTTGCAGGAATGGTCAATACTCCGGCTAAAGTCTTATATTTAAGATTATCAAGTGAATTAGTAATCCATAATTTATCCCCAGCCGATACTGCGTGGCATAATTGCCCAGAAGTAAAACCTGACGCATCGGCGAGTTTTATCGCAGAAGTGTCCTTATAAACCAAATCCCCTTTTATGATTCCGAATAACTGCGTAGTCGTAGATTCTTTATGCTGTATCAATAAATCAAACTTCCCATTGGTAACATAGGCAAGCGTAGGAGCGGTGAAATTGGCGGTATGGCGGGCTATACCCTTACAAATCCTCACCTCATCAATCCAACCATCAAAGAAATCTGCTCCGTTTTGTGCGCCTATATTCAAAGTTGTATCAAATGTCGGCATACTATTTGCGGCTATGGCCGTAGTCTCGGTCAATGTCTGGGAAACGTCATCAATGAATAAATAAACTGTGGTAGTATTCCTCGCTAATTCCAGATGATACCAAGTATCAAGTGCTGGATTCCAAGTAACCGAATAATCTGCCTTAGTAACTGTGGCTATCATTACCTTAAAATATAGTTTACTATCAGTAGCGGAATATTTTAAATACCAGTAATTATTCGCATCTACATATTGCCCGACTAATACGCAATCCTGGTCTGTGTGTATCCTAAACTGCCCATCAATAGTAAAAGGCCCAGTCCCGAATTGCCAATCCGCGTGGGATGGCAGAGTGATATAATCGCTGTTTCCGTCAAGTAATAACGAGGATAAGCCGAATTTCTTTTGTGCCGTGTCTAACTGCGCTGTCCCGCCAAAAGTTATTGTTTTTCCTGCGACTGTTTCAACTGCGGCAGTTGCCGTATCCACTCCGTCAAAATGAATAAGTGCCACATCATAACTATCTATATTGGTAACTTTCGCCACTTCGTTAAATCCTTTAGAGCGTATCATTCCCCCAATAGACAAAGCATCCCAGTTTTCTATTATACGGGCTTCATTGTTTTTCAATGCCACATCCTCTCCGATGGTATTCTCGCCACCTGAAAAAGACAATAATTCTAACACAAGTTCAATCGGTTTGGATCGGTCTAATACATCACGATTAGTTTTAAATTTAGTCATCTTTAATCAAAATGTCCCCCATCTCCCTCGGCATAACCTCCACCCTCAACATTATCGCCCAAGTCAGGAAAAGGCCTATTTTCCTTTTTATATTCCTTTTCTGTTTTTAATGTAGCTTCTACCACGAGCCTATCATATTCAGCTCGGCTTTGCGCTGCCAACTCGGTTAATCCCGCCTGTTTTAGTAACCAATTTGCTGCGTGATAAACAGGCGCTTCTCTGTATTCATCAGGGATTATTGATTCATCGGCATCGGCATCTAAAGCGGTAGTCTGTTTCCTAAAATAATATAATTCATAAGTCTGTCCATTGACCCCACTACCTGCCAAAAATTTCATCTTTCTTGTCCCACTGTATTCCCAGATATAATAAAATGGGTCATCCGAGCCAGCCGAATGATATCTCCCCCATTCGTGCAGGTCTATTTCCCTTGCATTGTCTATTACCACATCGTTGATGATAAGGCAGAAAGTTTCCAGCCATCCGCTTGGCAATGCTATTTCGTAACTCGCCACTGCCCCTGTGGCATATGCCCTTGTGCAATGGCTATCCTTACAAAAACTAATGTCGCCCCTGTTAAGTGCTGCCTTGCGCCTAGCAAGAGGCCACATATCATCCGAAGAAGAATTAGGGTCCCCGAGTAATTCAGATAAGAGTGTTTGCTGTTCTGCGAAATCCACATTACACCCCCACAAGTTCTGTTACATCTTTCTTGAGTAATTTTTCAAAAGCATCCATCCAAAGATGAGCAAATTTGTCCGCGTTGTGATTCCAATAAATATTATCAAATGCCCTTTTTGCCAAACTGTCTCGCAAAGTTTTATCTTTAATCAATCGTTCCATCACTTCAAACCATCCATCGTCAGAAACAAGCAAACCATTTTCTTCATTAGTCATTATTGGCGAATAGGGTGGTATGTTAGAAGCGATTGTCGGTATCTTGATTGTCGAATACTCAAAATATTTAATCGCCGATTTATTCCTGTTGAACTCATTATCAATCAACGGACATAAACCGATATCCAGATTTAATATTACTAATTTATAGGGATAAGCAACATTCTGCACCCAAGGATGCCATTCTATCTTGTCTTTCGGTATATCCTTGAATAATCCATAGAAACGTACATCCCCAAAAAAAATGAATTTAACATTATCGTATTTTGCTATGATTTTTTTGATTGCCGGTGCAACCATATATAAATCCTCATAATGTGATACTCCGCCTTGCCAACCAATCCTAATTTCTTTCTTCACGCATTCAATTTCAGGGAAAAGATTAAAGTCTATTAAATTGGGCAATACTACGCTGTTCTTGTTTAATTTAAGGAATATATCCTGCAAAATCGGAGTTGTTGTGCTTATTAAATCCACTCTTTTGAATGCTGCTTTAAAATAATCCTGACGGGTAATATTTTCTTCAATATGAAACTCTTTTTCTCCGTCTTTCCAGATTGGCGTAACTGTGCCATCCGGCCATTTATAATCAAATTCTGATGTCCCATAGTGGCGATAAGCAGGATTAAAAGGCGATATTGTAAATGGATGGTCATCAAAATCAGCGACTATGATCTTCCCGTGCTTCTGGGCTATTTTGATAAAATCAAACCATCTATCATCCTGCGGCCTTGGGATAAGAATAATATCCGCCTCTATAATCTTATTAGTTACAAACCCCAAATCCGAAGCATTACCCTGATGAATAGTCAATATATCAGCCATCTTGTGTTCCTGAAGTTTATACAATGGCTGGACTATTCTGTAGTGATTGCACGCAGTCGTGCTTCTCTCAAAGCCTAAAATTTTGATAGTATTCTCCTTATTATTCCTTATCTTCTTTTACGCCTTTTTTTTCTACTTCCACAAGGCATTGTTCTCCCCCCTTGAATATTCTATCGAAGTTCTTATCAAACTTCTGCTTATCTAATGGTCTTGGCTTGCTTCCTTTGCCCATTCTAATTCCCTGATTATTCTTACACTAAAATAATATTTCCAAATTTTCTATTCTCCGATAGTTTTGCGTGATATATAGTTTTACAAATATTACACTGATATAACATCCGCTTTTTCGTTTAATTTATATTCAATTTGTTTAATTACACAACCCATAGAATAATTGTCATCCAATAAGCCCGAAGATAATCTATTGGGGTAACCTAAACATTGAGGGAAATAACTTTTATCTTCACCCTTCAAAGAACTCCATCCAAAATCTATCAAATAAATTATATTATTTTTAACTGTTAAATTTTCTAATCTTATATCATTGTGTTCTATCTTATATTTTTTTAAATCCTTAACGATTTCCACTAATTGTTGTTTCCAATCATTAGGCAGGTTTTTAATAGTTAAGTCATTCCCGCAATCCTCAAGTTCTATTGAGTCCTCATCCGCTTTATAAATTTTAGGAAAATGCCTTGAGTCGCATTTAGATAAAATGCGGACTTCGTTTTTAATCAAATCGTAATCCAGATAATTAGTTTGTTTTTTTATAACCCTGTCATCTTGTTTTTCTATTGTGGCAGTCGCGCCTTTAAGATAAGAATTAAACCTGCCTACACTTGGGTCTTTCGGCTCAACCCATCCAATGTCTGATTCTTTTAATGCGGAAAGGAGTTCTTCAATCTTTATTTCGCCTAACCAGCGAGAATATTTATTCTCATTCTTATGGTGAACACAATGATAAGCAAGGGCAATACGAAAAAGCGGAAAGGCAGGAATAAAAAACCCTTCTGTATTCCAGACCTTAGTTTTAAGTAGAAGTTTCTGGAAGTGTTGCGGATAATAACCATCCCCGATATGCCGAACATCAACTTGAATGAAACTTCCGTTTACCGGCACTTTAAACTGCACTCTTGGGTCAGGATAAACCTGTTTGGCTTCAGGATAAATCTCTTTCCAATGTTCCATATCATAAACAAGCAAATCAAGGTCAGAGTGTTCGCCTAATTCAACAGAATAAGGTAAACCTTCCCAATTCCTTAAAACTATATAAGAAAAATTTATATCATTCATAAAAGAGAAGAATTGTTTTAAATCCTGCACTTCAATATCCTCCAAGCCACTTGTAACCTACCCCAAAAATTCTTACCCGCTAACACCAAAGTCATATATCTCAATGCCTCTTTCTTGCCTGCTTCTCTCGCTACCTGTCTAAGTCGTTTGGCTTGTCTGCCGCTCATTCAATAATTCTCTTGTTTTCTCAATCCCGATAGAATTAAAATATTCGAAAATATGTTTCTTATGATGGCTTACGAAAGGAATAAGGGTTATCCCATTATCATTAAGTATCTTCTCGTCAAGATAATTCAATGTTGCTTCTGGATTAGCCAAATATTCATCTGCCTCATAATACTTGCATATTTCGACTATCCGTTCCGTACCTTTCTTCTCCGTCGGAAAATCAAATTTTATCTTATTCGTATCTATATTCAGCAATTTAGCCATAGCGTAAATCAATATTAGGTTAAGTTCCAATAATGATTGCCCTGTAGTATATTTCTTTTCCTTGATAGGCACGAGGCCGTGTTCAACAGGATTAGTCCACCATTTGCCATTTACCTGGCAACGGTTAGTCCAACTATTCTTAGGAAATTGCACTTCTTTTAAAATTACGAATATATCGGATTGGTGTATTTTTTGGTAAAAAGGAAACCACGGACAAAAATTAGCCTGGTGAATTGCAATCCTCATGTTTTATCCCATTTATTCAGATATTCAAGAAAAGGTATCGGCTGATAAATCAAGCCGTTATGATTGATGATCTCTACTATCTGCATAAACTTCCCCTTTTGTATTATGTTTATACGCCGCTTGTCCATACCATACTTCATTATCCGGGATATCCTTCGTTACAACCGAACCTGCGCCTATTACGGCATTTTCACCGATTGTAACGCAAGGCAAGATAATTGAACCCATACCTATCATTGCGCCTTTTTTAATAAGGATCTTACCCCAGCATTGTTTATCAGAAGGCGGTTTTTTGTCATTGCTAAACGAGATTCTTGGAGCAATGAAACAATTATCCTCAATAGTTACGCCTGAAGGAATAAAACAAAAGGCTCCTATTCTGACATTATTCCCTATCACCACGCCATCATCTATCTCGCAGAATTGCCCTATTGAACAGCCCTTGCCAATTTTGGCCCCCGGGTAGATATTACAGTTTCCCCAGATTACCGTTCCCCTGTCTATTTTATAAGCCTCTTTTAATAAAGGCATTTCTATCTGTTTGAGTAATATCTCCATATCCTCAACCGTGCAATGGCCCCCTACATAATCCTTGAATGGCCAAAGTATCGGTTGGCATTGTGGAGATTTACCAAGTTCAATCAATCCCTCATTGCTTGTTTCCTCAAACCCTGTAACTACCAACGCATAATCTTTACCAAAATGTTTACAGATATTCTCCTGTTCTTTCGCACCTGCAAGATATAGACCATACCGATAGAGTTCCAATAATTTCATCAATTCGGCAGATTCCGTGCCAAACATCATCTTGGTTTTTATCCCTGCTTTCTCAAAATATTGGCTAATTTCATCAGATAATACAACATTATCAAAGGCAATATATTTGACATAAGTCAGAATTTCTTTTTCCATATTCTCGTGGTGTCCACGAATAGGGGAATAACATACTTTGCATTTTGCGTCTTTGGCTATCTTTGCCGTAGTTCCTACCGCTATGCTCGAATGAATAACTAAATATTTAATGGACGGATATGCTTTAAGATAATCGTCCACTTGTTTTATAAAATCATCAGTATATGGAAAACAGATATGAATAATATCTATCGGCAGAGCAATGGCGTTTGCTTGATTTTTATCATAAGATTGAATATCGGGATAGGTAGATTTTAATATATTAAATAATGCCTGCCCGACTTCACCTAATCCCACGACGAGTGATTTCATTATTTTTTCCCTAAAATAGAGGATACCAAAATAATTTTTTCATATCGGTATTCCTTCCTATCTCCTCATAATATTGCAAATGCTCTTTACTCTTTATATACTCTGGGTGCATCCCCGACCAATGGCCTAAATCTTGTACTACTACATTAGGCAACCAGCCGATCTTCGGGTCTTTCTCAATGATAATCTGTCTCAAAATATTAAAAGCTCCCTTAATACCCCTAACATCGTGTTTTGTAAAATCTATTTCTTTGACCAAATCAACATACATAAACCATAAACCGCCGACTATCTGTGAAGGCAAATAGGGCAAACCCTCCACCTTCCGGCCATATCTATAAGCCGCGTTAGACGGAAAAACATTCGGAGAAAGCACTTGCACATCGGATTCTTTAAAGATACTAAGTAAATCATTCAACCAGTTTTTAGGCACAATGCAGTCATTGCCGATTACGCCCATAATGTCAAAATCTTTTAATTTTGCCCATTCAATGAAATCTATCAAGACATTGCGTAAACCCATATTTTTATAATGAATGGTTACCTCTCTGTTCAAATTAGCGTGCCTTAATATATCTTCCGTGCCATCTTCAGAGCCATCATCTACAAGAAAGAATGTAACATTAGGATATTCCTGCGCTTCTTCTAAGGCCTTAATACATTTAAGAGTGTATTCTTGTCGTTTATAACTTGGGACAAGAATGGCAATCTTTAAATCTTTAATTTGTTTTCCGCAATCAATACAACTTGGCATAATTTTTCCTCCGCTTCTTTAAAAGCATCCGCAATCAAATGAAATTCAGAAATGGAGCATTCCCATCTTGTATCCCTCATCTTGATATGTATATATTTTTCCTCTTCAAATTCACATCCCTCAGCGTATATTTTGCCCTTATTGGCATTGTATAGGTTCTGGTTCAGATTAACCTGTATCTGCTCATTGTAGGCCTCCGTAGCCACCTTCCTGCGGCATAATTCAAGGTGTTGCCCCTTTTGCGGCTCCGGTTGGCCTAATTTCTGCCACCTTTCCATAGCTACAATCAAGCCCTTGGCTAATTCAAGGAAATCCGGCAGGCTTAAAAGGATACGTAAGTTCCGGTAATGGAAATGGACTTTTTCGCAAAGTTCAACCACAAAACGAGAATCAAAGATTGCCTTATTTGCGATTTCCTTTTTAGATAATTTTGCTAATGAATGTCCCATTATTGAGCAAGATAGTGAAGCCTTACTTTTTTTAATAATTCCATCGGTTCACTACCGCGCATAATCCCCTTCATAAACGACCGCCAAACTCTCTCGTTCTCCTCAGCCCAAAATTCACGATAGACCATATTGACCATAAACATATAAAGCTCATTCGGGATAGTATAATCAAACTTAAAATCTTTAGTTTTAGACCAACCTTCGGGATTGCCTAACACTTCATTCTCTTTTATCTTTAAATAATTAACCCTGCGCGCCTCAAGGCACAATTTAGGAAAATGATAAAGTTTACTTTCTATAAACTGTTTTCCTACTTTTTTGACAAACTCGTCGAGATTATCAAGCGCCTTTGTATGTCTACTTACCTCATTAACCGCGGCTATGCGCAAATCTTCGTTAGAGATATGTTGCGGTTTATTATCTTCGCTCATCTGGTAACCCCCCAGCCTATGAACCATTTATTATGTTTTTTTAGCCTTTTTAAATCCTTGATATAAAGGCAATCAAAATAATAATTCGTTATCTCCGGTGCAGAGTTAAACCACCTGAAATGCCCATTACATTGGAAACTTGGAATACTGAATAAAAAATTAACGCCCTTCCTGATATTCTTGAATATCCCCAAATCATCCTCTAAATGTTCCAATACTTCCGTTGCGATAACTGTATTATAATCTGCCGGATAGCTCTCTTTATTCTTTATATCCGCCAATAAGAAATCCTGCGGTGAGTTATTTTTGGCTATCTCAAGCATTTCTTTATTTATATCAAGTCCTTTATAATCCCTAAATCCTTCGTCATATAAAAACTGTGCTAATTGCCCCGTTCCACATCCTATCTCCAGGATCTTAGCATCTGGAATTTGCTTGACATATTTGACGATGTGTTGCCATACTGGGTAATAAATTGATTGCTTATAATGCTTTGTGTATTCTCCGCCTATCATTTTCCAAACGCTTTCCTTGCTTTTAACGGATGTGTTCTAAAAAAATTAGCGGCACGCTCAAATTTATCTCTTGCAATTGCCGATTTAAAATGCCTTATTGAGCCATCTCTCATTTGTAACCTATTACCCGAAAGTTTCATATTTCCCTAATTCTTAATTTAAAAAAGGAGCTGGAGTTTCCTCCAGCCCCCTCTCTACTATCACACAATCGCTCCACTGTTCTGTAAGCTATATTGCTCAGCGTGCGCTTTCTCATTACCCCACTGCAAACACATCTCGCCTTCAACCCATCCCTTGATTGTAGAAGCTGTTGGTGCGCCCTTGTATTGTTTAATATCCCTTAAAACAGCTATCTTAATCATCTCAGGAGTGATAATCGCAAGGCGTTTTGTTTGAGCCATAAACTTGTCTGGAATAATATCAATAGTTCCAAACGAACCTTCATATTTATTAATATTAGCAATGGCCTGGCGTGTTGATGCTTCAATATTGAAAGTGAACCCTGTCTTTGCAGAGAATTTCTTGGAGATTACTCTCTTCTGATACCCACCGCAAATTAAGGCTCTTGGATTTCCGCCTGCATCCCAAATTTCCTGCAAACGAGCATTAATTACATCTTCAGTAAGCTGGCTTGTTGCTGCATCTCCGGAAGCTCCGCCTGAACCATAACCAGTGTTACTGACAATCGCCTTTAACAAACCTCTTGATTCTCTTGCAATTGCGGTTGTTCCAACTGTTCTATCTCCAGTTGTAAGCAATTGTGTTTCGTAGTCGGTAGCAATTGCTTTCATTGCCTTCATTAACTCTCTGGCAACATCATCCTTGATACCGGCAGTTGTTACTGCCATCTGGGTAAAAGATACAGCCCAGTTGCGAAGCCTGATCTGGGTATAATTGTAGAGCCTTGTCCTTGCCGCGGTTTGTGCGTAAGTTAAATCAGCTCCTTCAACTATACCTGCCCGGCTTGCCGATGCGAGTGTATCTTCCTGCCATTCGTGCTTGGTTGATATAGCATTAATCTTTTCGCTCATTGAAAACAAAGGTGTCTCATCCATAAAAAGATCAGCTATTACATCAGTCAACCCTTCACGGTTACCTATTGTTTTGTAAGTCGTTCCGTAAAGAACTCCCATTTGTTACCTCCCTTTAAATTCATCAGGGATAAGAGCGTCAATATTAAACATTGGATGTTCCTTGACATATCGTTGCCTATCCTCGTCAGTCCCACCCTTGCCCGCTTTAATTTTTAAATCATCAAGGTTTTTACGCCCTTTATCGCCCTTGATGATATTAGTATCTAAAGTTACTCGGCGGAGCAGTTTTCTGTGTGTCTGCTTTAATCTATCCGTCTCTGATTTGCCTATTGAAAATTCCCTTTTAGCCTTCCAATGGTCACTTGCCAGTTTCAACGCCAATGCCTGCCCATCTTCGGATTGCTGTAACTTCGGATAATTTAAGTAAATACTCTCCGCAATCTCTTTTATTTCTGGACAAGCCTTTCTTATCTCATCTTCAGAAAGGTCTTGAGAAATCTCGGAGATTATCTCTTCGGCCGCCTTGTTATATAAAGCAACTTGTGCTTTTTGGAATCTTATCGGAGATGTTCTTATTGCCTCATCAACTTTATCCGCAAGAATGTCCAACTCATCAAGGCGTTTCTCGTCAATTTCTTCACCTTTGGCAATACCCCGGTTGCCTTCTCTGATTTCATGGCGTATATTTTGCCTAAGTTCAGCCAGCTTCTCAGGAGACATTTTTTCAAGCTTAGATACATCAGCATCGGTTGTTTCCTCTGGCTTTTGAGCCGTCTTGAGTTTTCTGATTTCCTCTGTTAGTTGTTTAAATCTTTTTTCGACTTTGGACTTAGGAATCAACTCCTCTTCTTTTTCTGCTTCTTGGAGTTGTTTTTTATATTCCTTCTCCTTATCATTTAAGTCTTTATCGTCAGCTGCCAGGATTTCCTCATCGGTTTTATCAGATTGAAACTCCTCAACCTCTGGCTCCTCTTTTTCCTTACCTTCGGCTTTCTTAGCTAGCCCTTTTGTTTCTTTTTCAGGAGCTTCAGTCTCTTTAGTCTCCTCTTTTTCGGGTTTATCTTCTGGCAAATCAAGAGTGGATAGTAAAGCATTTACAGCGTTGCGCTTCTTATCCTCGGTCTCTTTTGTTTCTTGGTTTAAGTCCGCCTTAGCCTCTGGACTTTTAGTTTTGTCAATTACCTTTCCCATTTTGAATCCTCCTTTTTCGCGCATTTTGATTTAAGTGTTCGTGGGAGAACACTCCGAGTATTCACGCATTTTACGTTTTGGGAAACGATTACTCACTCGGTTTTATCTCCTCTTCTGCCTTTTTCTCGGCAAAAAGTTGATTTTTTATATCAACAATTTGGTCAAGTCTTTCAGTTAATTGGTCTAATGACTCAATCCTCCCCAAAGCCCTGTCCGAATTAATAATTTGCGGATTGCGCCTTGAGTTCTCCAACTGTTCAGCAATGATGCCGTTGATTATACAACGCAATAAATCCCCGAAATTACCTTGAAGGGCGGTATCAACTATCTGTCCGATTTCAACCTGGTCTTCCGGCGCGTTGCGTTTTAATCTTTCCTCAAAGGTCATATTAACTCTCCTCAATCTGCTGCGTAACGTTTGCCTTGAATCGGTGCTAACAAGGTCTCCCGATAGACCTCAAGCAATATCTCCATTTGTTTCAAATCTACGCCTTCCTGAACTGCTTTTTTCTTCATCGCTTCCATCATCTGTTGCTGTTGCAATTGCATCTGTTGTTTATCTTCCTGCTTATATAAAATCTTATTGGCAATTCTGTGGTCATAATCAGTAAGGAATAATTTTTTAAGCTCATACTGATTAATGTCGGGGTCTCCGATAAATATCTTCATCAGGTTAAATGCCTTATTTGCCTTTAAGACCGGATTAGTATTATCAAGCCTGCCATTGGGGATAATATTCCATTTACCCTGTGTTTCTCTACGACTGATTTTCTGCGGAGGCTGGCCCGTGATAATAACTTCTTCTTCCTCATCGCCATATTGATTATATAAAGCGTCAATCTGATAATAAACATCGGCCATCTGTAATTGCCAGACTATCAAATCAAGGGATTGAACTTCGCCTTGTAATGAAGAAATCAAGTCAATTTCTGCCTTTGTCCTCTTGCCCCCTGCCCCTGCGCCAGGAAGATTGTTTATCTCACTTAATCCTGAACTAATATTACCAATTCTTTGATCCGCCCAACTTTTTAAATATTGCGCAAACTGCAATAATACAGGTTGAGAAATATTCTGCATCCATCTTATCTGATAATCATCTGGGCTGGTATTAGTCTCAACTGTCTCGCCAGGGATATATCTCCTATTTTTAAGATTAGTTACCGTATTACGCCGCATCACTACTACGGGATTGGCAAGTGTACCATTATTCTCTGCTTGATTTACTGCCTGCGATATGCCCTTTTGATAATCCTCATCAAGAGCAGGGATGCCCCTTGAGGTATAAAAACCTGCGTCATTTAATTCACGCCTCACCTGGACATAAGGAAATAATCCGTGGTCATAAGGAATTTCAATAAATCTCAATACACTCGAAGGAGCGTTATCAGGCCAAGTAGCAATACAGCGTTCTTTAATATCGTCATTATTTATGTCATACCAGACGCAGGTTTCGTGAAGTAAGATTATTTCATCCTGCCTGCCCGAAGAAGATGTTTTTTTGGTTTCCTTACTTCCCCAAGCATTTATATTCTCATCGGGATATTCTTGATATTTCTCATCGCGCATCGCTTTCTTCAGTTGCGTAGTAGTCCTCCAAAATGGCTGGTCAATGAAGCGGGCAAACTGAATATCAGTAGTATCGATAGGAACAACAATGTCCTCTCTCACGCTGCAAGCAGTTAATTCTGGCTCGTTATTTTCAATCTCGATAAAATTGAATTTGAATTTTGTCTCGCCTTCTCGGAATTTAATTACTGCCTTCCTGATTTCTTCGATATTCTCTTCAAAGTCTACATCAACCGCCAATTCTTCCTGGATTATGGTAGCGAGAATATTATCCGTTGTTCTCGGGTCTTGCAAAACCCCCAATGTCTTTTCATCCAAATCTGCTAAATCAAGTTCATCTTGATAATTGCGGGTTGTATAATTCCAGACAACCTTGAATACTACCGAGCCTTGCTCTAATCCCTTATCAACACCTATGGCATAAGGTTGAGCAAATTTAACCTTTGTCCGCATCCTCCAATCAAATAGAATCTCCCGTTTCTTAGCGGCTTCAATATCTTCCGCGCCAAATGGCTCAAAGGTACAGATTGGAGATATTCCTAACGCAAGATTAACATAAGAAGGCTTGGCTTTATTTATATGTGCGTCTATGAGGGGTATTGAATAATTGGCTGCATCAGGCCAAGGGTGAGTCTTTTTCTGCCTGTAGCCATAACGCAAATCTATCAAGGCATCTATTTTATTCTCCCAGGGACTACGGTTGCTTTTTTCTGCTTCAATATCTTTTGCGGTGGCTGCTATAAAGTCGCTTATCTCAGTTGTAATCTTAACTGCATTTACAGAATTTATGTTTTCTGGATGAACTGTCTCTCGCATTTATTCCTCTCTATTGATGCCAGGGGCGGTCAACCTTGCCCTGGTCAATTCCGATTAATTCTCCCTGTCCTTCTTTATCCCTGACTTCCCGTTCTTGGCTTTGTAATACTTGCGCCGAGTGTAAATATGTTCTTATCCCCCAATTCGCCAAAGCAAGTGCAATCACACAATCATCGTGCTTGCCTTCAGGAGCGCCATAAATTATCCTGCCCCCTGGAGAAATGCTGTAGCTGAATTGTTTTAATTCCTCAATTAAAATTTCGATGTTGGGAAAAGTAATAAGCCTTTGCTCAATCGCTAATATCAACTGTTCAATCAGTCTCATTTTTGACTCATTGGTGAATCTATAACCCGGCTTGTCTCCTTCATAATAAAGGCTGATATTGGCGTTCTCTAAATCCTCGGCAATCGGATCGCCCACTCCGGTTGCATCTATTACAGTTAAAGCATTGTTATATTTATGAGCTAAATGCTGAATCCGAAGTTTCTGCTCTGTCCAACGAATATCCTGAAATCTCTCAAAAGCTACGACTTCTCTCGTAAGCGCATCAATGACTGTTAACACTGTAAAATCTTCAGCCTTGCCTAAATCAACACCCATAACATAGAATCTACCAATAACAGGGTTCTGTATACTCCCCACAATGCAAGACCGAACACCCTGGAATACCCCCGCCTCATCTTCTAAAAATTCAGCTAAGACCTCTTGCCTGAATAAGCGTTCTGACATGTCTTTCTTCATTTCCGCAATTTCTTCTTTCAAGATATATTGATTTATCGAAGTCGGATACTGCCAACTTTGCCAATCTTTTTCTTTATTAAAGCCTTTCAGAAATAAATCATAAAACCAATTCTTGGCTCTTGGGGTAGAGATAAATGTTGCCGGGCCCCTGGAATCAGCAAGCATAGGCCGTATGATTTCAGGCCAGACATTCAATTTCATAAGGGCGCACTCATCAAGGCCGGCACTTTTTAATCCTATCCCTTTTAATGAATCCTCATTATCCGCGCCTTTAAGTTCCATTCTCGTTCCTATTTTGGGATGCTCGGCTGATAATTCTTGTTCATTATATTTCCAGTCTGTATCAACTGCTAAAATGGTTTTAAGCCTTCGCCAACAAATTGACTTGACTTGGCGATAAGAAGGCGCGATTATCCAATGCAGGCCAGGATTTTTAACAGCAAGCCTTATCTCTTCCTGTAAAAGAAATTCGGTCTTGCCCCCGCGCCTGCCGATTACTACGACCCGATAACGAGAAGGATTATCGTGAATCTCCCTCTGATAATTCTGGGGTGAATAGTCTATCTTGATGATTTGTGTCTTTCCAGACATAGGTAAAATGGCTGTGAAGTGATTGGTCAATTAAGGGTTGATGATCTATCTTCTTCATTAATTCAAGAGCATTTTTAATAAATTTATCTCTTGCGTTCCAATCCTCATATTCAATCCAGTCATTCTCGTTTTTAACAACTATTAATTTACCGTTATCATCTCTAATCATTACATTACAAGCAATAGGTTTCTTCGCTAACATCCCTGCTGAAATAAGAGTAACAATAGCCTTATCATCAAATCCAGCCTCTGCAAATAATTGTTCAAAGTTACAACGATTTTCAATGTTCTTATGAGCATTCCAAGCAGTAGCTTTAGAATATCCTGCTTTTATTGCGGATTGATATGCAGACAATCCTTCTAACCGATATTTTTTATATAACTGTTGTCTTATATTCGTGGGATTATCCTTTCTTTCCTTTTATTTCTGCCTGTAAAATTATCTGTTAATTTATGACAGGATTCACACAATGTAATACCGTTATCAAGAGCAAATCTTAATTCAGGATATTGAGAAAAACTTTTAATATGATGTGCCTCTAAATATATTCCCCGGTTCTGACATCTTTGACAAGTCCAATTATCTCTTGAAAATATTGCTTCTCGCCAAAGTCGACATTCTATTGAATTCCTAATTTTCTTTTCTATTGGAGTTATACCACCTCGCCAATTAGGACTCTTACTGCCTATCCATTTACCAAGATTGTATTTTCTTAATTTTTCCCGAGTTTCTTTTGAACAAAGATGCCCTTTAATTCCATTTTTATTACCACACAAAGCTAAACGCAATTTATATCTTGTTTCTTGAGTATGATTGAATAAATATTTCGGATGATTTTTTTGAAATCCTTGATGTGATTTATGTTTATAGATACCTATTGGCATTTAATTACTTTCTGTTGTCTTATATTCATTCTATTTAAAGTATTTACTATTTTGTCAAGTTTGTCAAGGAACCCTTATTTATTAAGTATCCTAACTACAATACTCGCAGTATGTTGTAATTGATTTATCGCTTTCTCAATTTGCCTCAATTTCTGGCTAATTTTCGACCTTTCTTTGCGTGTAATATTTTCTTTGTTTAAATATCGCAAAATCATTTGTCTAGGGATATTAACCTTGACTAAACTAGACTCTAATAACTCAGGTTCTTTATACATAATAAAAAAGCTCAAGGCGTGCGCTCTTACTCAGAAAC